CTGATCGTGCAGAAGCTGGCGGGTGGCTCGGCCGTCGTCGGCCAGCGCTACGAGATCACCCGGCCGGAGGATGCGACCGCTTTGTTCGGCGCCGGCTCGATCGGCCAGCAGATGGTCCGCGCCTTCCGCAAGGCCAACAAGACCGGCCAGATGTTCGCGATGGCATCGGCCGATCTCGGTGGCGGCGTCAAGGCGACCAAGACCCTGACCTTCACCGGCGCCGGCACCGGCACTGTGCCGGTCTGGATCAAGAACCGGCGGATCCGCTTCAAGACGACCGCGACGATGACCGTCACCCAGGTCGCCGCCGCCGCGATCGCGGCGATCAACGCCGATGTCGACATGCCCGTCGTCGCGACCGCCGCCGTCGGCGTCGTGACGCTGACCGCCAAGCATGCCGGCGAGACCGGCAACCAGATCGACGTGCGGATCCGCAAGAACCCCGAGGACGTCCTGCCTGGCACGCTCGCGGTCGCAATCGCCGACGGCGTCGCCGGCACCGGCAATCCCGACATCCAGCCGATGCTCGACGCCATCGCCAACGAGTGGTGGACCGACATCGCCATCGCCTGGGACGATTCGGCGAACCTCACCGCGCTGGCGACCGCACTGGCCGACAAGTACCAGGCGATGGGCAAGAAGGACGCCCATGCCTATGTCGGCCACCGCGGCACCTATGGCGAGGTCTCGACCAAGGGCGGGCTGACCAACTCGCAGCACATCTCGCCGATCGGCGCCAAGAAGGCCTATGACGCGCCCTGGGAATGGGCGGCCGAGCTCTGCGGCCTGTCGATGTTCCACCTCACCAACGACCCGGCCCGCCAGCTGCGCTCGCTGGTCATGCCGGGCCTGTCGGCGCCCGACAGCGAGGACTGCTACACCGAACTCGAGCGCGACCTCTTGCTGCGCCAGGGCATCTCGACCTGGAACCGGCTCGCCGACGGTTCGGTCGTGCTGGAGCGCGTTATCACCGCTTACAAGGTCTCGACGCTCAACGTGCCCGACCCGGCCTGGCTCGACATCATGGTGCCCAAGACCATGACGCGGATCCGCTACGACTGGGCGGTCTACGTCACGCTGCTCTATCCGCGCCACAAGCTGGCCAACGACGACAGCCCGGCCGCGAACAACAACGACGCGGTGGTGACGCCGCGCCGGATGCTCGGATCCTGGGCCTCGCGCTGCAAACTCTATGAACGCCAGGCCTGGATCGAGGACGTCACCCGCACGGTCTCGGAAAGCCGGTTCGAGCGCGACGCCTCCGACAAGAACCGCCTCAACGGGCAGCAGCAGGTGCTGATCATCGGCAATCTGATGGTGCTCGCCGCCGCCCTCGAATTTCAGGTCTGACACCGGCTTGAAGCCGGTTTGAAAGGAAGCCGCCATGTCGCAGGTTCTCGGCATCGTCGACATCGTCTGGCTCGGCCGCAACGTCCGGGTCGAGAAGGGCGCCAAGTTCAAGCTCGGCGGCGTGATGAACAAGGCCGTCGTCTTCGGCCGCAGCGTTGGCCGGGCCGGCGAGTTCATGCCCTCCGAGATCGAGGCGGTGACCGCGCTGGAGCGCGGCCAGCGCATGAACGACCTCTACCGCAACGAGGAGGGCGAGCTGCAGGTGATCTGCGACACCGGCCAGTCCTACGTCTTTCCCGACGCCTTCCTGACCGATCTGCGCGAGGTCACCGGTAGCGAGGGCGGCAAGGTCAGCCTCAAATGGTCGGCCGGCGACTATGAGGAGATCGTCGGCTGATGGCTAAGCGCATCGACATGACCGAGGGCTTGGACGATGCCGTCGTCGACGAGACCGAGACTGAGACGTCCGGCGCCAGCGGCGCGGCGCTCGATGCCGCTGTCGTCGTGGAGGATGGGGTCGAGGATGAGAAGAAGGCGACCCTGCCGAAACGCGCGATCCGCAACGACGATGGCACCATCTCGCTGCCGCTCACCGAACCCGTGCACTACAAGGTCAGGACGGCTCGCGGCGAGGAATCGGTCACGCTCGATCGGCTGACGTTCCATCCACTCTACGGCGCCGACCTGCGTATCATGGCGCAGCAGTCGGATGAGAACAAAGGGCCGGTCGCTTTCGCCCGTGCCACCCGGATTTCGACCCCGCGCATGAAGGTGATCTTCGACAAGCTGAGGGAGCGCGACGTCAAGGCGGGCGGCGATATCATCACCTTTCTTGCGGAGTGAGTGGCCGCCCGACTGGCCGCTGATCGTCGGCGCGGTCGCTCGCTACTATGGCGGCGGCTTCGCCCCGGCCGAGGCCCTGACGCTGTCCGAGCTGCGCTGGTGGCACAATGTCGCCGCAGAGATCGAGCGGCGCGCCCGCGAGAATAGCTGAGGACAGGAGGGCCCCGTGGCCGATCGCGACATGAAGGTCTCCGTCCTGGTCCAGCTGGTCGACCGGCTGACGGCGCCCCTGCGCGCCATCACCCGCGGCATCGGGGCCATGGCCAACTCCGTGGGCGATCTCGGACGCCGCATCGGGCTGATTGGCGGCGCGCTCGCGGCGCTGTCGTTCGCAGGCCCGATCCAGGCGGCGGCGAAGTGGGACGAGGCGCTGCGGGAGAGCGCGATCACGCTCGGCAAGACGGGTGCCGGTGTCGAGGAGTTCATGGCGCGCACGGGGGCGCTCTGGAAGCAGATCGGCCAGGACACCGGCCAATATGCGGCCGAGGTCCAGAAGGGAGCGAAGCTTCTGGGCGCGTCGGGCATGGACCAGACGCTGATCGAAAAGCTGATGCCGACGATCGCCAAGGTCGCCACCGCCACCGGCGCGACGATCGAGGATACCGCCAAGACCGTCTTCTCGCTCAGCGATTCGCTGAAGGTGAGCAGCGACGATATGGCGGCGATACTGGGCAAGCTCACCGTCGCCGGCAAGCTCGGGCGCTTCGAGTTCCGCGACATGGCGCGGGAGCTGCCCGAGCTGACTGCTCAGATGGGCAAGTTCGGGATCAAGGGGGCCGAGGCCGTCGAGTTCCTCGGCGCGAGCCTGCAGATCGGTATGCTGGGCACTGCGAGCCCCAGCATGGCCGCGACCAACCTCACTAACTTCCTGACCAAGATCAACGCGCCCGAGGCGATCAAGAAGTTCGAGAAGGAACTCAATGTCGACGTCACCGGCGTGATGACGGATGCGGCCGCCAAGGGAATCAACCCGATCGAGGCGGTGCTTCAGAAGATGACCGAGAAACTCAAGCCGCAGCAGGCCGAGATCGACAAGATCATGAAGAAGGCCGGCGTCAGCGACAAAGAGCGCGAGGAGCAGATCAAGACACTGCTGTCGGGCACTAAGGTCGGCAAGCTCTATGCCGACATGCAGGTTCTGGGCTTCATCCTGCCCTTTATGCAGAACGTCGAGAAGTTCAAAGAATTCCGGCAGCAAATCCGCGAGGCCGGGATCAATGTGATCAATGAGGATTTTGCCAGCGCGATGCGTGGCCTGGCGCCCCAGATGAAGCAGCTTTCAGATCTCGGGACGACAGCGATGGAACGGATCGGGCTGGCTTTCGCCAGGAATATTCCGGCCATCAAGGACGGTTTCCAGCAGATGCTCGGGTGGGTCGCCGCGATCGATCGCAGCTGGCCCGGGCTGATCGACACAACGCTGTCCTGGACCGGAACCCTGCTTCTCCTCGGCGCTGGCATCGCCGTGCTCACCCCAGTCGTGGGGGCGCTTGCCGGTGTGCTCGGGCTGCTGCTCTCGCCGATCGGTCTCGTCGTGCTCGGTCTTACCGCGCTGGCGGCCGGCGCCGTCTATGCCTGGGCGAACTGGTCAACCGTAGGGCCTCAGCTCAGCGCGCTTTGGGATAGCATTGCGACCGGCTTTAGCGCCGCGTGGGAGAGCATCCGCTCGGGTCAGGCGCTCGACGCGGCGATCTCCTGGCTGAAGGCGAAGGTACCGGAACTTGGTGCCGCCTTCGTCGCGGCGTTGCCGGGCATCGTCTCCGCAATCGGCGACGGCATAGCGACCGGCCTGGTCGCGATCGTCAAGCTGGGCGTCACCATCATCGCCGAGCTGGCGAAGGCGCTCCTGAACAATGTCGACGCTCTCACAAAGGCCGGTGCCGAGTTGATCGGCTATCTGACCGAAGCCATCGCTGGCAAGATTAAGGGTCTGTTCGACTTCTCAGGCATGGAATTCAAATGGCCTTCGCTGTCGCTCCCCGACTGGTTCGGCAAGGATAAGCCGGGTTCTGTCGGTGGGGTGAAGTCGGCGCCGACGCCGACCTACGACCCGATGGGCAATCCGACCGGCTTCAACCCGACCTCGGCGCCCGGCGCCGGGATCGGCGGCTCGGCCGGCTTCACCCGCACCGCCGGCGGCCCTGCTGCCAACGGCAACGCGCAGGTCGGCGGCGTCATCCGCGTCGAGGCGGTGGAGGGCTCGCGCGTCGTCAATGTCGAATCGGCCAACCCCGCCGTGCCGCTGGTGCCCAACCGCGGCACCATGCTCGGGCGGGCTTGATGTCCTTGCCGGGGGCTTGCTGATGGGCCTGTTCGACGACGCGCGCGGGCTGCTGCCGGGGCTGCTGCCCTGCGCCTGGCGCGGCCAGCGCTTCTGGGTGGTCAATGCGCAGCACAGCGTCGGCCGGCGCATCCACGCCCAGCTCTATCCCGGCCTCGCGCTCAAGACCCATGACGACACCGGCCCGCTCGACGGGCCGATCCGGCTCTCCGGCCTGCTGATCGGCGATGCCCATATCGCCGAGGCGGAGGCGCTCGGCGCCGCCTTCAGGGCGCCGGGCCCGGCGACGCTGATCCATCCCTGGCGCGGGCCGATCCGCTGCGTGCTGCTGCGGCCGGCCCGGTTCGACTACGACGTGTCGGAGTTGCGCGTCGTGCGCATCGATGCCGAGTTCGACCCGATTCCGGTCGGCGCCGGCCTCCCGGGCCCGGTCCTGGGCACGCTGACCGGGGCGCTCTCGGCGCTGGGCGCGATCGTCGGCGCCGCGACCGGCCTGGTCGGCTTCGTGC